AACGTAAATATAAAAACTCCAAGGAGTTCCTATCTCTTCCGATTCTTTTTGTTTACCTTTCTTTTTGCTTGCGTTTTTTGAAAGTCTTGTGGCTTCTTGGATTTTTTTAGGTCTTCCACCTGAAATGTCTGGCTAGCAAAAATTTCCATACAGGTACTATAAGCAGACAACACCTCTCCACTCATTCCCAAAAATTTGAAAATAGTTTCTGGATCTTCCTCTAAACCACCAGTACGCAGCATGGCATAAATCAAGGCACGCATGATTTTTAGATCACTAGGCGATAAGTTAGCAGAAGAAATTTGTCCTTCTTTTTTAGATAGCATGGCGTTCATATCAGATTCAAATTGCGAATAATCTCCACCATACACATCTGCTATAAATTCCATCGTTTGCATAGTAAATGAAATAGGGAATTCTGCGCCTTGAATAATGACAACAGCAGAATTCTTTAAATCATCAACATGAATCCCATAATCGGCAAGTCTGGCCATTATTTGCCACCTCCAACTTTAGCCAATGTTTTCCACTGTTCTTCATCGTATACAGGTTGAGCAATGAATTTATTAAATAATTCGAGAGAAGCTCCGTCTCTATTCGAATCAAAACTTGCATACATCACATTATTGTATTTCAGTCCGATGGAAACCAGATTTGCAGTTACATCGTCAATTTTTGTTTCTTCCTCTGCAGTGGCATACTCTTCATCAATTACATTAGATAGTTGTGTATTAGGATACCATACAGCTTTTTTACCTCCGCCTTCAATATTTCCAATGAATCCAAATGCAAGGTAAGGAAATTCTCGTGCGGTATTTTTACTAAATGTTACTCCGCTTTTTGCAATCATCCCTTTGATTTCATCCATTACCGCAATTGGAATACCTACATGATCCAACGCAATTTCATGTTTTGTTTCTCGGGACACACGACGAAACATTTTGCTGGATGCCCATTTTTCTAATGCTGTTCCATTCCCTTTGACACCGATTTTTGTGGCAATTGGCAATCGTAAAACTTCACTATAAGTCGGTGCAGTTCCAACAGAATCTGGCGTTGCCATCATCGCAATTAAAATGTCGTCCAATCCTTCAAAATAAAAAGTATCTTGTTTTCCCAATTAAAATCACCCTTCCCATAAATCAAGTATTTTTCTAGTCATAATTTCTTCAATTTTTTCTTTGTTTTGTTCATACGTACCACTTGCAAAATGTTGGGCACGTTGATTTGTTGTGCCATTTTCGGCAAAGCGCCAGTAAAAGGCAGTCTCTTCAAATTGAACTTTCACTTGATCGTTTTCAACTACTACTTTTATTTGATCGCGCATATGTTTCTTTTTTAAGAGCGACTTAGGAATATTAGGAAGCAACTGCTTTAGATAAAAGTTAGCTGCTTCTTCTAAAGATTCCAACGATAATTTTCTCGGATCAACTTTTGAAAGGTTTCCTAAATAATCCGATATTTCAGAAAAACCATTCTTATTACTTGGCATTTTCCACACACCTCACATATGTGTAATAGTTGGTCACGGTATCGTCATTCTCATCACCTTGTATACCTGTAAAGTCTGAATATGGAATGCCAGCATTTTGCAGCGCTTGTTCAATAACAACTAAATCCTGTTCTGTTCCAAGTGTAAAAAAAGAGACTTGGTAATAAGGTAATTTTTTATAGACTTTACCGGATGCCATTTTTTTGCTGTTACTCACATTTGAGTACACAATGTATGGATACATCGTCCCTAATCTGGCTTTGTCTCTGAACACTGGTAACTTTGTTGATTTCAGCGCTGTTTTCAATTCATCAAAGCTAATCGACATAAGCTAAACTCAACTCCATTTCTCTTGCATCGGGATTCGTATAAATGCGAGTAATGTTATACGTTACAGAATCAATTTTGAGCGCACTTAATTTCTGTGTGATGGATTTATCCCATCTGACTTTAATTCGTCTGACAACGTCTGTCTTGGCTTGCTGTGATAAATATTTTTCTTGAGAAGTCACACCGAGTTCTTCATAGAATATTAGACGCTTAAATTCGTAAATTGTAGTTGGACGATCGTTTCCGTCTGTTCCTGTTTTGATGTCTAGCAATTCGGCTTTCCATCTGAGATTATTAGTCTGTCTCTTCGGCATTTTGAATCGCTCCTTGCACGATAAATGGCGTCATGGCATTCATAGCTTTGTCGAGTTCATCCTCTGAAACTCTATATTCATAGGCAATGCCGGCAACCATCAAAATAAGATATTCTTGTTGGCCACCAGTTGCTGTTTTGACATAATCTTTTGCCATATTTAAATAAAAAGAGAGCAAAGAATCATCCATGCCCTCTTCAAAATGAATATGTGATTTGAATTTTTCCTCTAAAGACAATTCTTTAGTTTGCTCTTCCATCTTAACCACCAACTGGTTTTGTAATTTCGTAGCGATATACTGCCGGTTCAAATGGAGAATAAACCAATTGACCATCTAGCAAGTTGTAAATTTGGAATCCAATTTGATTTTTACCAGAGAATTTTTCAACAAGTTTTTGAATTTCCAAGGCACCAATAACTTCTTGAATTTTAAATGCAGAAAAATCGCCAAAATATAAAACTGGTGTGTCTGATTTACCCTTTTTATCTGCTGCATCTGTCCAATCCACAGGATAGCCAACTAATTGGTAACCTATTCCACCTTCTGCTTGTGTAAATGGACGCAACAAAGGAAATCCATCATCTGTTTTCATTTTTTCAATAGCAGTCAAAGCAGCTCGATTAATAATAAAGCGTCCCTTTTTCATCACTTCTGTCACTGGTGTATTTTTAAATTCGATTAATGCATCATATAATTTTTGCCCAGCACCTGCAGCAGTTAGATCTAAAGGTTTTTCAAATGCTACAGCCTTTTTGGCTAATGCACCAGGATTTTCATTTCCAGCGTCATCACCATTGAACATATAATTGATTTCTTTACGCACATAAGCTTTTTTCAATTCTTCCACAACAATATCTTCAACTGGAACACCAGACATTTTTAGTAATTTTTTAGTTACTGTTGCCAAAGCATCGAATTCGGCAGGATCAAGCAAAATTTCATCAAACTGAATAGCTGTTTCAGCAATATCAGTTGAACGCTCTTTCTTGTTTACATTCGCATCTGCTTTCTTCACAAGAATTGGATATTTGACATCTCCTGATGTTCGCACCACTGTTCCGTATTTACGAAGTAAATTTTCTTCTTGAGCATAAGTAATAACTTCAGATGCAATTACTTCTGGGACAGTAACTGAACCGTTGCCAGCTTCAATCCCTAAAGCTCGAGCTTCTGCTTCAGAAATATTTCCAACTACAAAATTAGCAAATGCTTTTCGTAGTTGTTGATCTTTTTGTTTATTGGTCATTTTTGCACGTGCCTCCAATCCGTTCTTAATTGATCCAAGTAATCCATCTCGTTGCTGTTGAGTAATCATTCCAGAACGATTTTCTGAACTATCTTCACTGTCTGAATCTTCTTCTTGATCGTTGTCTTCACCAGAACGGCTTTCGTCTGAATCCGTACTATTCGATTGATCATCTGTATTGTCGTCTGTTTCATCAGTTCCAGAATCTGCGCCTAATTCGTCTTTAATTCCGTTCAATTCATCAATAACACTGTCAATTTCTTCTTTCACGGCTTCTAAATCTGCTTCACGTACTTCACCAGATTCGATTCGTCCGCGTAATTCCGTTAAGCGTTGCTCATGACGAGCTTGTAATTTTTTCAATAATTTTTTGTTCATGGTGTATCCTCCTATGCGTTAAGCGCCCCGTTAATTTTTTGAATCATTTTTTTACGTGTTGCAATGTCTTGCTGGACTTCCTGTTTGCTTCTAGCAAGTGCTGCTTCTGTATCCTGATAGGCAGGAAGAGAAACGATTGATACTTCGAATAATTCCACTTCATTCACCGTACGCAAAACAGGATCGGTGTTGTAATCCCACGTTTCTTCTGTTGGAATAAAACCGAAGCTACATTGATCAATATCTCCACGACTCATAGATTCGATAAGGTTATTAGCATCGGTTGTGTTGGGTAACTCAACTTCAAATTTCAACCCACGTTCGTCTTCTTCAAGCCGAAGTGTTCCACTTTTTGTTCGTCCTAGAACTTTCCCCCAGTCATGATCAAATAGACATCGGACGTCCGAATTTGATAATGCCTTCGAAAATGCACCAGGAGAAATTACTTCTTCTAAGCCTTCCCAAAGTAACGTTCGACTGTTGAACACAGCAGCATACCCAGTTACGATTCGACTATTATTTTCTGTAACATCTCTAGTACTCAAGTTGGTGATATCAAATGTCCGAATTTCCTTCTTTTTCATTTCCATCACCCCCTTTCACGTTTTGATCATTCGTTGGTAAGGAATCATCTGTTGCATTTTTCTGGCCAATCCTAGATAAGTCATTTGAAATATAGATAGCTTGTGTTTCTGGAGTGTTCTGTTTAGGGAAACCAAGCATTTCTGCCACATTATCTGGACTTGTAATCCCAGTACGTACGATGTTGTAGCCAATATTTGTTTTTGTTGAGTAAGGAACAAAATCCAAGATGTTGATTTTCCATTCCACCCGATAGCCAGAATTTGGCATAAAAAAAAGAGCGGTGTAATGTTCGCTCTTGTTCTTCAATATTGGTTTGATTGCTTTGTTATGCAGATACATCATCGCTTTTTCAATGTCTGTTTTCATCAACGATTGATACGTATCAACATTGATTCCTAGAAATTTTCCTAAGTCTTTTTTGTAAACACCTAAATAGTTCAAAATTGCCGCATCATCAACAGGACTTTTTAATGTCTCGATGGAATATCCTTTTCCCAAAGGAATCATCTTAACAGAATGATCACTCTCATTTTGCGTTCCTTCCAGTTGATCCAATATAGCTTTGACAATTTTTGTTTGGGCGCTATTATTTGGATTGATGTGGGCGTCTAGTTTAAGCATGAACGCAAGTAAACCGCCTTTAGTATATTTATCCGTCAAAACTTTTTCAGCGCTCAGAACGCCTTCCAGAGTGTTTCTTGCAAGATCAATTATTCCAGCACCTTTTAATGAATCAGTTCCGATGTTCTTAATGTGTCGAATCATTTGAACAGGTATTTTTTGACCATTCATTTCAAATTCTTCTTGAAGTCGTTCATTGATCTTAGTTGTTACACCGTACGCCAAATGAAGCTGGTCCCGATCTGTTAATGGGAATGTCTCACCATTGATCAGTAGGGTATTTGTTTCCAATTTGGTAAATTCGAATCCGGTCAAATAATCATTGGGATTCTTCAAAATTTTTAGCAAGTGGTGGTCCTTCACTTCATTACCGTCTGGACCTATGACAACAGGTGAGGACAACGCTACCTGGTTTGAGATATCCTGGACCAATTCATAAACATCAGAAGATTCCATGATAGAGGAATCTGTTACATACCTTTGACCGTAACGCGTATAGTGGCCAAACATATCCTCGATGTACCCACGCTTTTCCATAAAGGAATAGACTGCATTCGATAACCGATCACGTAATTTCAATATTTCTCACCGCCTTTCTATTTATCTATAGATGGAACTAAGGTAATCATCTAATTCATCCGAATCAATATCTGTCATCTGATTCATCGTTTCCTTATGACCACACAAAAACGCCACGAAACCATCAATCTTTTTCTTTGATTGACGTTTACTTGGCGCTTTTTGTCCGTTGATGTTAGTGATTGCTACAACGTTCAAGGTGCAATAAAGGAACAATGGATTATCAAATTGAATTCGTTTCTCATAAAACAACCGTTCGACATCATCAAAAGGAGCGTTCAACACTTTAGGATATTGGGCAACCTCAACGCATTCCAATCCTAAGTTCTCCAATTTCTCAACAAGTTTGTCGCTCATCGCTGGATCATAATTCACTTGTTGTATATCGTATAAATCCATGCAGTCTTCGATGTACTGCAAGATTTGATCTTGATCAATCATTTTACCATCGCAAAATTCAACAAAACCTTGTTCAGCTAAATCGCTGTAAGGCACGTTATCTTCTTTTTCTCGAAACTCTAAATCTTCATTGGGAATAAAATAAAGCTGCTTCACTTTAAGGACCGCTTTTCCATCTTCATCCCACGTTGGGAAGTTTAAAGACA